AACAGATATAACAGCTTTTGTACTTGTCTTTCCACCTACTGAAGATGATGAACATTATTATGTTTTGCCCTACTTCTGGCTGCCGGAGGAAACTTTGTCCCTTAGAGTAAGACGTGACCACGTTCCATATGATATTTGGGAACGTCAGGGATATCTGAAAACCACTGAGGGAAATGTGGTTCATTATGGTTTTATCGAAAACTTCATCGATGAACTGGGACAGAAGTTTCACATCAAAGAAATTGCATTTGACCGCTGGGGTGCAGTGCAGATGTCACAGAACCTTGAGGGACTTGGATTCACGATGGTACAGTTCGGGCAGGGCTACAAAGATATGAGCCCGCCGACCAAGGAATTGATGAAACTGACCTTGGAACAG